AATCATTTTTTGAACTTCTTCTGGCTTAGCAACTGATTTCGATATTAGCACTAATAAGTCATATATCCTGTGCAACATAATATAATTAACCATTGGAAGGTTATCTTCTAAGTTTTGAGAAGGCTCTTTTTCTTCATTCATTGGGTCTACCTATGTCTAGCCAAAATATTTCTCGACCCATAGAGTCTGTTTCTTTTATTTGACCACCGTCAGTAGGAACTTCTTGATTTAACAAGTTTTTCAATAGACTCATAACGGTTACTCCCAATTGTTGTTTTGTAACTGCAAGAAAGGCAGTATAAATATATTCTATCATTTAAATCTACATTAGGCATAAGAAAGCCTTGATCCATAGGACATTCAAGTCTAGGAACAAGGCCTTCTTCCGATAGGGCTATATATTTAGATACGATTTGTATCTTTTTCAATATGGCTCCTTATTGTTTAGGGAAATCTTTTACAATATCCTGGGCTTTGCCTGTCGAAGCAGACCATGATGACCAGTCTTTGCCGCCCTTAGTCATAAAATACGTTATCTCTGCGTTTGTTACTGGATCAAATAATTCCTTATTTGAAACTAAATTAAATTTCTCTAATCTGTCTACGCCAAGTTCCCCTAGCATATTGATTTGAAAAATTCCGTAAGATTTATCTCCAGTCGATTTGTTGTCGTTTAGAGCAAGCGGTCTCCCGTTTGATTCTATCCTTGCAACAGACCAAGCTGTTTTTAAAGCAGTTCCTTCAAATCCAACAGCCCACAGCAAATCTTTTAAATCTTCTGGGGCAAGCATTTGAGAGTGCTTGTAAGTTTCATTGCTGAACTTATCTAGTATTTCTCTTTTTAGTTGTTTTTCAGTTTTTTGTATTTCTACAGTTAAAGCTTGAGAAGCCGTAGGCCCTGGTTGAACGGAAAATAAAAATAGCACTGCTACTCCTATTGCCATCCAGTTATGGACTACATCACTCAAACGTTCTTTAATTTTCTCCATTGGCATTCCTCCTTTAGAGATAACGAACTATAATAATACCATTATAAACAAGAATAAGTCAATCTAGTCAACTAGTATTTTTTTGTGTAAAGTAATGATTTAGCGTTGACATATAACTATTTAAGTTATTAAACATTCTTTTAGTTGAGTAATAATAATTTTTTAAAAAACTTATAAACACTTCTTTTTATAAATAAAGTTTGATACACTTAGACCTCATCCAAAAATAATCAAACGCTAAGCGAAGAAAAAGGTATATATGTCAAAAATTATTGAAAACCCATATGAAAATTTTATTGCATTGTCTCGTTATGCAAGATGGATCTCAGAAGAAAACCGTCGTGAGACATGGGCAGAAACAGTAGATAGATATTTTGACTACATGATAAAGTATCTTAAAGACAACAATGGCTACGTCCCAGAACCAAATTTATTAAAAGAATTAAAAGAATCTGTTTACAATCGTGATGTAATGCCATCAATGAGATCTGTAATGACAGCAGGACCTGCTTTAGATAGAGACCATGTTGCAGGATATAATTGTTCGTTTATACCAGTAGATTCTCCACGATCATTTGACGAAACAATGTATATACTTATGTGTGGAACGGGAGTAGGGTTTTCCGTTGAGTATAAATACATCAATAAGCTTCCAGCGATTCCAGAATCTTTTGAAAAGTCTACAACAGTAATTATTGTTGAAGATTCTAAGTCTGGTTGGGCAAAAGCGTTTCGTGAATTGCTTGCACTTCTTTGGTCTGGTCAAGTTCCTTCAATTGATGTAAGCAAACTTCGTCCCGCTGGCGCAAGACTTAAGACTATGGGTGGTAGGTCATCAGGACCACAGCCATTAGTTAACTTGTTTGATTTTACAATTGCAAAATTTAAATCTGCAGCAGGTAGATCATTTAAACCAATTGAGGCACATGACATTATGTGTAAGATTGGAGAAATTGTAGTAGTTGGTGGAGTTAGAAGGTCTGCATTAATTTCTCTTTCTAATATTAATGATATTGAAATGGCACAAGCAAAAACTGGTAATTGGTGGGAGCATAATGGACAACGTGCTCTTTCAAATAACTCTGTTGCGTATTCTCGTAAACCAGAGATGGAACAATTTATTGCAGAATGGAAATCCTTATATGATTCAAAATCAGGAGAACGAGGTATATACAATGTGGCCGCAGCTCAAGCCCAGGCAGCCAAGTATGGAAGAAGAGATCCAGATATACACTACGGAACTAACCCTTGTTCAGAAATTATTTTACGTCCTTATCAGTTTTGTAATCTTTCAGAAGTCGTACTACGTGAAAAAGATACAAAAAAAGATATTGAGCGTAAAGTAGAACTAGCAACAATTCTTGGAACATGGCAGTCTACTCTTACTAACTTTAAGTACCTTCGTAAAATTTGGAAAGATAACACAGAAGAGGAAAGATTACTAGGGGTATCTCTGACTGGACAATTTGGTCATCAGTTTATGTCTGGAAAAGAAGACTTGGTGTCTTTAGAAGCATTTTTAATGACTCTTAGAGAAAAAGCTAGAGAGACAAATAAAAAAGAGGCAGGAAATCTTGGAATTCCAGAGTCTGCTGCTATTACATGTGTAAAGCCATCAGGAACAGTATCTCAACTAGTTGGAGTATCTTCAGGAATGCATGCTTGGCATTCTCCGTATTACATTAGAACAGTTCGTGGCTCAAAAGGAGACCCAATATCTACATTTTTAAAAGAAGTTGGAATTCCAGTAGAGGATGACGTTATGAAGCCAAACGACACCTATGTATTTTCGTTTCCAATAAAAGCTCCAGATGGGGCTGTGGTTAGAAAAGATTTGACCGCAATTGAACACTTAAATATTTGGTTAGTTTACCAACGTGCATGGTGTGAGCATAAGCCATCTATCACAGTTTCAGTAAAAGAAGATGAATGGATGGAAGTAGGAGCTTGGGTATATAAAAACTTTGATGAAGTCTCTGGAATATCATTCTTGCCTATGTCCGATCACTCATACAAGCAGGCTCCATACCAAGAAGTTTCTAAATTAGAATATGAAGAACTAGTTTCAAGAATGCCTAAAGAAATTAGATGGGCGGACTTATATTTTTACGAAACAGAAGATGGAACATCTACAAACGCCACGCTTGCGTGCAGCTCAGATGGAAATTGTGAGCTTGTAGACATTTCTTCTTAATAGGTATATAATGTAATTGGGGTAAAACCCAAAATTACTGGGCGCAAGGCCCAGAAATAGGAGGATCTATATGACAAAAGATCTTAAAAAGAATGGACTAGTAGAAATGCAAGAAAAAATTCTAGCAGCTTTGGCAAGTTATGGTCGTCACTTCTTAGGAGCAGCTATTGCTCTTTACATGACTGGAAATACTGACCCAGGAGACTTAATCAAGGGCGGTATTGCGGCTTGTCTACCAGTTATTTTGAAAGCACTTAATCCAAACGAAAGCTCATTTGGATTTACCAAGAAATAAATCTTACTCGATTAGGATAGCTCCTGTGCTAAAATTGGCATAGGAGTTTTCCTATTTAGGAGTACTAGCAAATGGCAGGACAAAAAAATTGGGAAGTGGATCAAAACACAACCCACACGTTTGAAGCAATTTATCAAGATCAAGATGGAAATCCCATAGATCTAACTGGCGCTTCTGCAAAAATGCAAGTCCGTGATTTAAAAGGCGGAACTAAATTAGCTTTTACCCTAACATCGCCATCTGGCGGAATTGTAATAGACCCCACTAACGGTAAGCTAACAATTAAGATGACACCGACACAAACAAGTAAGTTATTTTATCCAAAGTCATCATATGACATAATGGTTACAGATAGCAATTCAAATAAAATAAAACTACTTGAAGGCTTTATATCTCTTAGCAGATCGGTAACCATCTGATGGCAGAGCAAGTATTTATATCAGGAGTAAAAAATCAAGTAGTTGTTAATTCCCCAGGACCACAAGGACCTGCTGGAAGAACAATATTAAATGGCTCTGGAGCACCTTCAAACAATTTGGGTATAACTGGAGATTTCTATTATGATATTGTTACAACAAAATTCTATGGACCAAAACTTAATGATTTGTCTTGGAGCAATGCTCAACAGATAACATTAGTTCAGACTCCAGGAGAATTTGCTTTTTCTAGCTCTTGGTCTTTACAAAATCTTGTTTTATCAGCAGGAGTGTATTCTATAGAAATAACACACAATCTTGGATTTAGCCCAAACGTAACAGTAAAAGCTAGTTCAGGAGATATCTTAGAAACTGAAGTAGATTACAACAGTTTAAATAAAATAACGCTGAGAATGGCTCAACCATTTTCAGGGACAGCATATCTGTCATAAAGGAGAAACAAAATGGCAAGACAATTTGTAGTAAATCTTGATCTAAATAAAAATGAACTTTTAAATGCTAGAGTTCAAAATTTAGCAAGCGCACCATCGTCACCAGTATCAGGACAGATTTATTTTAATACATCAAATAATATTTTATACTTTTTTGATGGAACAGACTGGATCTCAACTTCTGGCTCATTAGAAGTAATTCAAGACGCAATTGGTCAATATGTAGTTGGAGGCCAATCACTAACTGCTACATACGACGATTCATCTGGAACTACAACAATAGACCTAGATAATACCGCTGTTACAGCTGGCACATACGGTTCAATTACCAAGGTACCAACATTTACTGTTGATCAGCAAGGAAGAATAACAGCAGCAAGCGATACCAATTTAGTCATCCCGCTAGATACTCAAACAACAGGAGATTATGTAGCAACTATCGTTGGAACAGCAAACGAAGTTACTGTTTCCCCAAATAGTGGACACACATCCGCAGTAACAATTGGATTGCCAGACAACGTAGAGATTACTGGAAATCTGCAAGTTGGCGGAAACCTAAATGTTATTGGAACTGTTAATTCTGTAAACACAACGCAGATTAATATTGAAGATAACAAGGTAAAACTTAACAGTAATGCAACAGGAGCACCAACTGTAGATGCTGGAATCGTTGTAGAAAGAGGAAGTGCCCCAGACGCAGAAATTCTTTGGGACGAAACCTCAGATCAATGGAAACTTGGTAGCACTGGATCACCTTACCATGCAATTGCAAGAAAATACTCAGAAACAATTGGAGATGGATCTTCAACTGTTTTTCAAGTATCTCATTTCTTAAATACAAGAGACATAGCAGTTACTGTTTATGACATATCAAGTAAAGAAGAAGTTATTGTAGATACAACACACTCAACTTTAGATATAGTTTCAATAGGATTTGCTGTAGCACCTACGGCTAGCCAATATAGAGTTGTTGTAGTAGGCTAAAATGTCTAAAAAGGTTAAATCTTTATTAAACATAGTTTCTCTTGCTTCCGACCCACAGGGAAGCATGGGAGACTTGTTTTTTAATTTAACTGACAGAGCCTTAAAGATACATGATGGAAATGGGTGGGTTTCTTTAACAAGAGATCTATCTTTTTTGCCACACACACATGACTATGATGGTAACGTACATACAGTAGACGTAAACGAATTAGATTTTGAAATAATAAATGAAAATTCAATAATTGAAGAACAAAACCCTGTTATAATTGGGTATGACGGCGGAGTCCCAGACTCTCAGCTAAACATAATAAATAATGCAGTAACAATGGATGGTGGCACAATTGGCAACTAGTTTCCCAACAAGCTTAGACACTTTAACAAACCCGACAAGCACAAGCAGTTTAGCAAGTCCTTCACACGCAGATCAACATATAAATGCCAATGATGCTATCGAAGCACTTGAAGCAAAAGTTGGTATAGATGGATCAACAGACGTAAACTCAATTCAGTACAAAATAGCAGCGGTACAGACAACACTTTCAAGTTTGTCTAATACCACTAACGAAACAGTTTCTCTTTTAGGTCTTGAAGGAAACAACGATTTAACTGTAAGTGATATAGAAAACAAAACAACATTAGATACATTTTCAAAAACAGCTTTCAGGACAGTAAACTATCAGTTACAGCTTTCCAGAGGAAGTCTTTATGAAACATCAGACATTGTAGTTCTT